GTGCAGAAACCGCCGTACTGCTGAGACCAACCATACATCAGAGCTTCTGCACGCCAGATGTAGTTCCACAGCTTGGCATCGCTCATAGACGCCAGCACTGGAAAGTCTGTATTTGCCCTGATGTAGTCTGGTGTCAGGATACCCAACGGTCCTTCCGCTGGTATGCCTTGAAACGGTAATGATTTCTCACTCACATTTGATGGTGTAGCCTGGAAGTACTCAGCGCGGTACCAACTGGTTTGCTCACCATCTACGTCATCGTACTCGTAGTTGACCGTACTCATCACCAATGGGATAGTCCCAATTGGCGGGTCGGAGAATGGGCCATCCTGGGCAGTATCGCGGTAGATCCTAATCGTGTCGAAATCCAGGATAATCTCGTTGATGTTGGATACGCGAATGCCCAGGACAATCACATCATTCTCCCTATCGCCTAAGCGACTTTCTTGGCTCCCTTGGTGCCAGTCATGGGACCCATCTTGACCTTGGGTACTCCAGACTGCCTGGAGCCGCCCTGTCGCGAGGGCTTGCTGCCCGTTACTTTGAACATCATGGGGTTGGTGTCTCCTCTTCTTCGGGTGGTGGTTCCGTACCAGCCGCCTCGGCCTGTGACTCAGCCGCAGCCTGCGCCTGTTCCTTCTCCTTCTTCTCAATGGCACCGATCATCTGGTCACGGTCAGTGTCAGCTGGGAAGTTGAGGCCGACTTTTTTTGCGCGTACACGCAGTTCTTCGCGGCTCTGCGTGTTGATATCAGGCTGCGTAGTAGCCTGAGTCACTACAGGCGGCTCTCCAGGAGCTTGCATACCAGCCAGTGTCCTGATCTGGCCGGATGCAGCCTTGATAGCAGCGAGTTCATCCTCCTCGGGTGTGTACTCTTTGTACATCACGAAACCATACTTGGTAGTCTGGTCTTCTTCCGAGAGAGGAGGGTGCATCTTGGTAAAGCCCATCGAGCTACCTTCGATGACTTCACCGTCCTGGCATACCGTCATTCCAACGGTATACCCGCCAGACACCTGATAGTAATCGGCGAACTGGACTTCTTCTTCAGCTGGTGGTGTCTGTGTCATGTTAGCCTACCGTCGCAACGCCGACGTTGTCGGGCTTGGGAAGAATTGGAACGAACGGGTATTCCTCGAGCACGACGCGTGTGCTTGGGTCCTTCTCCTTCCATGACTTGGTGTACTTTCCGGTGTTATTGGCTGGCGCTTCGTCGTCCGCGGTTGGCCCTTCCATGATGCCATAGGCAGAGCGCTCCTCAGCCAGGAAAAGGATCTTGTTGTTGGGAATGTACAGCTTGGTTGTGGGTGTACCTGGGGTTGTCCAGTCGTCCGTATAGGTGTTGTCGTACACCACCCAATCGACACCAGCCAGCCCTGAGATAATGCCAGTCTTGAGGAAGGCATCGCGCATCTCATTGCTAAGCAGGGTCTGGATCTTCTGGTTCGCAAACACAACGCTGTAGAGTGTCGTGCTGTTGAGGAACACGCGCCGCACTGCCACGTTGCTATCGACCTGGATCTGCAACTTCCACGCCGTGACGTTCGCCAGGATGTTGGAGTTTGCCAGGTCCGTCCACAGTGGCGCAGGCGTGAAGAAGTGGCTTGAAGGAATCTGGTAGTTGATGTTGACACGCGGTGCATCTGGGCGGTTGACGACCAGGGTACCCGTGAGCAGCATCTGCCACGTCGACCACTCGACGAAGCGCTCGATACCATCATCCAGGTCAGACACCTCTTCAGCGACCTTTGCCTCTGCGGCGCTCCTAGCAATGTCACCAGGGGTGCGCAGCCAGTGGATGGCGGTCGGGGTGAAGACCTTCTTGTCTCGCATGTAGATGAACGAACCAGCCACTTGCCCGACACCACGCTGCGGACGAATGTGGGCTTCCTGGTTTGGCACGTTCGGCTTGGACATGAGCTGGTTGCCCTGCACGATGTCGTAAGCCCACGTTGGGAACGGGTAACCCGTACGGGCACCCATAAGCGAGAGTCCCAACAGATTCTGGGGGAACGGCTTGCGGCGCACAAAACCATTGAGTACCGTTGGCTGAAGCAGGCTAATCTCTGGCATGTCGTTACCTACCCTAGGATGATAACGGCGTCAAGATTGGCATGAATCTTGCAGCCAACGAACACGGTTGCGAGCTGACCGTCTGTGTACCACCTGTTCAGCTCCGACTTCTTGAAGATGCCCGACAGATACACGTCGCACACCTGCTGGTCGGTAGCGTTGGGGTACACGTAGTTTGCAGCCACGAGCTCCGCTGCTTCCGAAGCAGGCACCACAGGACGATACTGCCCGGACGTGGCATCCTTGATCAGACCCATGCCAGGGTTGATCTGGGCTGTGCCAGGCGCGATGCTGGCAGCCCCGGAGATCTTGCACTGGAGTGCAGTCGAGCGCAAGATCTCAATCGGGTCAGTAACCGGAATGGTGGAAATTGACCCGTATGCACGGGTATTTCCAGTAGGTACTGCTGGCATCATCTACTTCCTTTTGGCCGCGAGGCGACCTTCAAGCTCAGGAACCAGTTGCATGTAGCGATCTGCTTCCTCGGTAGCCTTGCTGGGATCGGAGAACTTCTCAGCGCTCGCGTGCCCAGGCTCCTGAGAAATGCCATCGCCGCCAATCTCACCAAGCTGCACGTAGGGTTCGAGATCCTTGGTCATCTCCTCGAACAGCTCGTGGTTAGTGTTGTACAGCTTGAGGTACTGATCGCGCTTGGCAGGAGGCACCTTGCCACTGTCTACGAGCTTGTCAACCGCCGTACTGGCCTTGGTGTCGTCCAGTTCCTTGCGGATGGACTTGATGGCGTCAGCGTTCTCGTTGTTCTGCGTCTTCAAGGCGTTGTACCCTGCCAGGACCACTTCGGCAATGTCCGCATCGGCATCGAACTTGAAGCCAGCAGCAGCGAACTTGGTACGTGTGCTCTCAAGCGAAGCTGCGCTGCCGAAAGCACCCTCGATCGCATCGGTAGCTGCCTGATCATCGCTCAATGCCAGCCCGAAGTTCTTGTTGAGATGTGCGATGAGATCCGCGTACTTCATGTCCTCATCTTCCTCGTCGTCCTCTTCCTCATCTTCGTCCTCTTCAACGTCTTCATCAGACGCTTCAGGGGAATACCCTGTGAAGAAGGAACGATCATCGTCCTCTTCTTCGTCCTTGTGTGTACCGTCGTCAAATTCCCAAAGCACATCGCCAAACAACCCGATTTGAATGCGGTTGTCGGCTTTGCCTTCACCAAACTTGACAGCAGGCATCTGCTTGAAAAACGGACGGTTTGTCAGGCCGCCACCAAACAGAACGTTTTTGACCGTCTTGCCATCTGGTCCAGTAAACGCACCAATCTCGGCACTGAAGTAACGGTATATGTCCCGCTCCAACAGTGACCTGCCAAGGTCCGTCCACTCGACATCAGCAAACAGCCCAACGTGGTTCTGTCCGCCTATTTCGCTAGCTCCGTGGTGTACGTTCCTGAACCAACCTAGCGCCTTGCCTCTGTCATGGCCTTCGTCGACCATGATGTCCGTTCCAAGTATCTTCGCGTCGAAGTGACGCTTGACGGAACGTAGCACTGGCGCAGTAAAGTCGAGATCACCGTACCACGGATGCTTGAATTTGCCCTCGGGCAAAACAGGTACGCGACTACTGTACCGACCGTTCTCCTCCTTTAGGACTAGAGTAGGTAATGCGAAGAACTCTGTCAGATGTGCGTCAGCGGTATGCTCACCCACACCAGCAGAACGGGCGTGTGCTAGAAGATGTGATCGAGCTCTTGCCTTTGCGGCTGACGACACTCCTGTCACCTGATTCACCCTAGCCAGTGCATTGCGTAGATGGTTTAGGTCTAGCTTGCCGCTGGCGTTGTGATGAGGCAGCTTACGGACCTTTGTACCGTTCACTGTCTCAACAATTGCGTATGCGGAATCCGGCAGGCTGGCGCGACTCTTGATGACTGCAAGGTCATCGTTCTTTTTGCCTATTGCTTCTGGGTGTGCTTGTTTCACTGCGCCAATGCATGCACGAATCGCGTCTACATCACTACCTCCACGTTTGAGGGTACTGTTTGCTGCGGCGACACATACGCGCTTCGCAGCCGCAGACCAGTTCTTAGCTGGTCTAGGTGGGTTCTTGACGGTCCAAGGCATAACTACGTCCTAGTCTGTGCTGGTCGCGTTGGTTGTCGCCTCGTTGCAGCAGGAGCCGCTGCTGGTTGCGCGGGGGCTACGGGAGCCACTGGTGCTGGAGTCGGTTTAGCTGCTACTTTCGCTGCGGTTGCAGCCTGCTTCTGAGCGACCTTTACCTGGGATACGCCTGATTGCGCTTGCTGTCGTTCGTTGATGTTCGCAATCATATCAGCTTCTTTCTTGTCGTAATCGATCTCGTCTTCAAACCCAAGCATTTCTGCCATCTTGCGCTCTAGTGCCAACCAGAACTCAGGGCTTGTGTTTACCTGACGAGCAGCGCTGATATGTTGGAAGATTTCCTTTGTCAATACCTTCAAATCAGTGCTTGGTGGTAGCAACTTGATCTGAGGGTATTTCTGGCTATTGAAATTCCAGTCGATCAACTCTGGAATAACATAACTGTTGACTACCTGAGCAATGTCGTCACGCAGTGCAGTGAGTGACAACAGCAGCATTTCGAGCTGCGTTTGCCCCAGGGAATACGAACCGCCAGAAACGGTCGTCCCCATGTTGATGATCTGGCCCAACACAGCCTTAGCCATTTCGATGTCATGATGGTCGATCAAGGGCATGCTGTCTGCCACTTGCCGGGTCTCATGAATCTCCATGCTGTAGCCTTCGGGTACGATAATGCTGGTGTTCACGCCCACGTTGTCGAGTGCGTTCTGGAATGCCTTGCGCTCGCTATCCTGTACACCCGGAGGCATGCTACCTTCACGGATAGGAATAGCATTCAGGGCGTAAGCCAGGTGAGAGATGTAGTACAGCTTGTGCTTCATCTCGTAGTGGCCGTAAGCCGGAAGCATCATGGAGCGACCGTACAGAGGGTTGTGCTCTTTGCCCTGCACAAACAGGACGCACTTCTCTTTGGGGATGATTACGTTGCCGTCCGGCAAAATCTGCGTGACACCGTTGAAGCCACCCTTGCTATCCATTCGGATAATAATTGAGTGGCGAGGGCGAGGAGCAAGCTTACGTAGGACCGTATGCCCATTGCGCACCTCATGCACTTTCTCCAGAACCTCTGCCCCTGTGAGCACAAACTTGGCAATGTTCTGGATTACTCCTGACCAGGGAGTAGTCATGCCACCAAGCTCGGGTGGGTTTACCAACTGAGCCTGTATGAAGTTTGCTTCCTGGGTGCCACCATCTACTGCCTTGACGCGCAGTTCACCAGCACGAATAGGCATAGTGAGAATGCGGTAAAGAGACATAGCTTGACCATCGGTCTGTACCATCCTGTCCAAGTCGGCAAGAGTTACTGCACTCTCGTCGAATAACTCTTCGACATCAAACAGGGAGAACGGCGAGATAATAGACTTACCTAGCTCTGTCAGACTAGGTTTGTCCCTGGTCTCCTCCGGCTGTAGGTCCTTGACTATGTTCCTTGGTCGTCCTGGTGGCATTAGGTCATATCGTACTAAAATCCCTTCAGGCTAGCAAAAGTAGATTACTTTGAACTAAACCCTGTCTTCTTGTAGGTCTTTCTACGGACACCTACAACAATAAGCTGCCCAAATCTACCAAAAGGACGGTGCGGGCAATATCCTCTCATCCCATACGAGTGATTGCAATTCATACATAACACACGTATATCGGTATCGCCCTTGAGAACTCTAGAAGCCACGCTATAGTTGTTGAGCTTCTCGTGCCCCGTACCATACCGGCCATCCATATGGTCAAAGGTAAGAAACTCCAGGATGGTCTCACCGCAGCAAGAACAACACCCACCCAACTTGGTAATCGCAGCCAGGATCTTAAGCCTGGCGAGTTCTCTACCCCTGCTTCGTCTCTTGGAATACTCGCAGTCTTTACATAACCGCGTGTTCTTCCAAAAATTGTCGGTAGATTCGTTGCAACCTGGACAAATCTTCAAGCTAGAACCCCTTCAAGCTAGCAAATGTGCTTCGCAAGTCCATACCTGCTGGAACTAGGTCCTGCAACCGTAGTCCTCCACCACCTGGACCCTCGAGAGCGCCACCCACATGCA